TTGCGACATGTAGTTGTTAAACAGCGAGTTAACCATGCCTCCTGAATTGAACTTGCCTGCCGCAGCTCCGACGCCTTTCATTTGTGTGGAGGTGCTATCAATCGCAGCCTGAAACATCGGATTACTACTCAGATATTCCTGCTGACTTGCCGGGTTCAAAAAATCTTTGAAGGCGCTGATTCCGCTTAAGCCCAGATTGTTGTACGGGGCCAAACGCTCATTAGCTCTCGTCTCCGCGCCACGCATGTAATCAATCTGCTGATTTATGCCATGCGCCTGCTCGTTCGCGGCACCCTGCACAGCAGAATCGCCACCGAACCCAAGGGCAGAACCAATACCTTTCACTAGCTTGCTCATCGTGTTACCTCAAATAAGCCGTTTTTCTCAATCATTCCGCACCGTGTCGCGAATCGCTTAACGTGTTCCGGCTCGATATAAGCAGAAATCTTGTTGTATTTCGTGTTATCCCAAACCCACTGAAACGCTTGCTTTGCGGAGTCAACAGCGAAACTGCCGCGAAACTCCGGAATAAAACAGGCGTGAATCATGAGTCGATCCGGATAAGATTCGCAGGGGAATAAGCCAACCAGCCTGTCATTACAGAACACGCCAAGATTCAACATTGGCGTCATTTTCCCACTCCCGACCCACTGACAAATCTCGCGCCAAAACTCGTCCTCTTTCATCTCGGGAAACAGCGACATAAAGGAGAGCGCCGCTATGTCATTAATCCGAGATATCACGATCGCTTAATTCCAGTCACAAGACTGACTGTTAGCGCCGAGTCTGTGTCGCTGGTCACAGTGAGTTTCGCTGAGTTACCACCGCCCGCCATTCGGCCTACAGTAAATTCCCGGTAATCATCTGATGGAATGGAGTATTCGTTTAAAACGATATCGTCGTCTGCCTCTGTTCCATCGGACGCCTGAACCCAAGCAGATGCCTTAGCCGATGACGCCGTGTAGTTGGTGAATCGGATAATCACGTTATCAGCCGACTCACCATCATCTAAGGTAAACAAATTATCATTGCTTCCGGTTGAAACGACTTGCGATTCAAAAAGCATTTCATTGTATTCAAGTGCCACTGTCGTAACGCTCCGTTAACTCATAAATAAGTTGTTCAAGCAGCCGGTTTCGGCTTATCAAGCTTTGTACTTGATATTCAAGGTATTCAATATTGGATTCGTTGACTTCAATTCGCGCGGTGTTATCCGATATATTTAAGGCGTTTTCAGCTATAGCAGCCGCATTTAATGTGATGTTCTCGGTATTGGATGCAATCTTTGACGTGTTGATTGCGGTGTTATCGAAATCTCCACCCGTTCGATCTCGTACCTGATCCTGATTTCTTGCGAGCATGGTCAGCGCATCGTAAATGGGACGCCACTCAGGCTTTTTGTTTATCTGGTCGATCAGCTGATACATGATCGCGTCAACGTTCGCCATCAGTAGCCACCTGGTTGAAGGTCGATCTCACCGCCCCATATAACGATCTTTACAGGGTCGGACCACATCAGCCGGAGCTTGATTTGATAGCCGTTAGCGAACTGATCAAACTGGACCCGTTTTGTGTAATCACCCATGGCTCCAACATCAACAAACTGCTGCGATTGCCATACCTCTCCGCCCTCGTGCGAGAATTCGCACATCATGACAGGGGCAGAGCCTTGTCCCTCCGCCAGACCGACACCGACTTGCATATTGAAGAACGCGCCGCTTGTGATGATTCTTCCGAATGATTCAATGTCTCTTGCAGAGAAGTTTTTGCTCGTAATCAGATAGAGTTTGGCTTCTCCGTTATCCGTATAAACCGTGTCATCCAGCTCATACGTGTTGCCATTACCAAAATCCGTTACTAAATTTTTCCCATAACATTGAGTGACCGCATTGCCTAGCCACTGGTTGACGTGACTCTTGTCGGTGCCTGAGCTGAGTTCAACCCAATAATCCAGCGTCTCAGAGTAAACGAGCGTGATCCCTTCAGATGGAAACTTGAATATAACGAAGTCCTGGCCATCGTAAACCAGTGTTGATGCAATGCAGTCGCTGACCGTGTCCATGCCTGAAATAATATTAGATACACCGGAGGACGTAATGGATTGAAACGATGAGGCAATGCACTTATAGACCTTACGATCATCACCGAGCCAATACATATACTGGTCGGTGTTGGCAACCGCATACCTCCCAGCTATACCGACATTAACCAGCGCTGTGTCTTGTCGTGATACAGGTGGGTTGCCGGAACCTGTGTCGCGCCACAATTCAATTGTTTCAGAGCCCATCATGTAGTTGATCTGGGAGAAAGTATAAATGCGCAACAAAGGGTCTGGCTGAGTCTCTGCTTCCGCGTAGTTGAGTGAGTCGTATGTATCACCATCTGCCACATCGGACGTGGCAAATAATCCTGACGCGCCAGAAATAATAAACTTCCTGTTGATATACGATATCGATGAAGGAGAGCTGACCACGCTCTGGCTTACGGTAGAAACCGATACTCCATCGAATTTATAAATGGTGCCATCAGTAACAAAATAAAGATTAGCGCCATCATTGGCAAAAATAGCCCGACCCGTACCATCAACAGGACCACACGCAGTGCGCGTACCGCTCTCCGATTCTCTAAATAGCTGCTTCCCGTTAATGACATAACGCACACCACTCATTACGGTGTCGCCACGATCAACACCGGCCCCATAGGAGACGAGTTTCAAACCTGGGAACGCCTGAATGCACGTGTCTTTCGTACCGCTGGACACCGTATTGATTAAGTTCCTGGCCTGCTCGTCGCTAAATTGCGTGGCATCATGCCGCCCGATATTGGCCCACAATTTAAACGGTATCAAACAACCATCCCCTGTACAGACATGGCGGGCGCTGGCCCGTATCGACCGAGTCTGGATTTACGGTTAGCGCGGGCAACTTCTTTGTCGAATATACCGCTCCAATATTCCGCTTTATCTTCCATTAGCGCCCATTGATAAAACTGGTGAAGGCAACCAGCCAAGTATATTTTTGGGTAATTCAGTAGAACATCGTTGGTTGTGTTTGTCGGGCTAAGTGCGTCAAGCTCAACGTAGTATTGCATTTCCAACGGATAGGCAATGTCAGCAATACGGTTGAACTCGATATCACTTGTAATAGCGTATTCCCAAGGGACGCCAACGCTGTCAAGAATGTTCATGTTCTTCAAATCGCGGGAATTCATGTCATGCCAAATACCACCAATCTGAATTTTTAATCGACGCATCTTAATGAAGCCGTTCGGCAACGGTAGAAACCTTTCAACAGTAGAAGCCGATGCCGTGGCCAGAACGTCCATTTCTTTAACGCGCAGCGCCTCCCAGATGTCGGCCTCGGTTAAATCGATAAAAGTGTCCAGCATCGAAAGCGAATCATTACGCTTCGAGTACTTCTGAACAGCGTCCTTTAACTCTGCGTACGTTGAGATAGTCGACATAAAAGAAAGGGGGCTATAAGCCCCCCACCTCGTCGTCATCCTTTGAGGTGCTAACTCTCCGGACTTTCTTGGGTTTGTCTTCGTCTAGCTTGACCATCCAGGTTTCGGAGAAATCTTTTGGGTCGATATCAAACACATCACCATTGCGTCTGCGCATACCGCCAGAGAAGCCGAACTTGCCTTTTGCGAACTTAGCTTTGACTCGCATCAATAGACTCCTTAAGCGATAGTTGAGTTGTTGGCATAATGAATAATGGGATCGGCAATCATGCTCAAAGGTTGCAACCATGCCGAGATGGTAATGGTTGGAGTGGAGCCGGCCATAACGGAACGAATACCCAAGTATCGGGCTGCTTCATCAATACTTACTGCAGGTATCGGGATTACGAACTTAAACCCTGGAACCAGTAAGTCAGCATTCTGAGCTGGCGCATCGGGATTGCCGGATTCGAAAACCCGACGACCAACTAATTGACGGCCTGTGGATTGCGCGGCATTAGTCGCATACTCCACTTCAAAGGTGTAATCCTCATCACCTGAAGTCTGGTCGGCTGCCACTTCCACCACGAATACAACCCCTAAAGGCTCTCCGTGGCCCATTGACCGTGCCACTTGCAGGTCGATTACGTTTTCACCCACGGCACCTGTAGAGGTAAGCGCTTGCGAGCTTGAAAACTGTGCTTGTGCATCAAGAATCATGTGAATTCTCCTTAAGAAATTGCTGTTTCAGCGTTGGTGATACAGTCGTTAATCAACAACGGAATGCCGTGGAATCGCAGTTGCTCGTAACGCTTGCCAAACTGGTTAGTAGCTTCCTGAACTGTCACAACAGTGTTGGACGAATCCAGTGCTGCAATGCGCAGGTTTGAGGCAACTGTGCGGTTAACCAAGAAGTACGGCTTGCATGAATCCAAGCTGTAAATGCGGTCAATCAACTTAGTCATCAGCTTGATGATGGACGTGGAAGCGGTCAGAGCCTGCGTACTGGTTAATGCAACCAGATCAGACACTTCAATGTTCGCAATGCGAGCACCATACCGCCAATCCTCAACAACTAAACCAGCATCCCACTCATAGTTATCCATGTATGCGCGGTATCTGTTGCCGTTTTCATCGAATGCGTCCTGCAAGCCGAGGTCTTCATGCATTAGGCCCGCTTGTGAGTTGCTTGGGAAAATCCCGTATATGGTGGTGTCTGACAGGCCAACCAAATAAATAGAGGTCGTGTCAGACCCGGAGCCACCAGCCAGCAATATTTGCTCACCATTCTCTGCGCTTGAATCGTTGTAGTAACTTGCAAATCCAACGAATTCAGCAGAAGACGAAGCGGTTCCATAAATGCTAGTCTGCGCCATTTCCTGGGTCATCCCTTCCATGTGCGCTTCCATCCGGCGATAGCGATATTGCTTTTCGTTGCGGTTTAGCTTCGCAATCTTTCGGTCAACCTGAGATCGGTCAGACAGCATCCCGCACTGAAAATTGACCTGCGCGGTTGAGTCTGTGGTATTCGGAACACCAGAGTTCAGCATGCGCCAAGTCGGAGTTGGCAGACCTGTTTGAACAGTAGCTTGGTGGCCTGTGGGCAAGTTGCCTTGGACGAACGGTAGAACATCGAGAAACTGGTTTTTCTGGCTCAACAGCATAGCCATACGCTGAAGAGATTTGCCATCAGGAGCAAGCTCCTTGGCCCAGTCGTAAAGTGTGTAAAGATCGCCGCCTAATGTAGACATGGTTTATTTCCTCAATCAGTGCCGTAGACTTCTTCCCACGGCTTTAGGTTTGGTTTTGAATTGGATGTTGAAGGCTTTGAAACCTTCGGTGCTTTAACCACTCGCTTCATCACGTTGGGCTTGTTCGCCATTAACTTGTCGTACTTCGCTGCTTTCAGAATTGCTTCCATGACTTTCGGGCTTGTTACTCGTTCAAATTCATGATCGGTAATGCCCACGTCTTTGGCGTAACTCGTGATTGCGTCGATGTCTGACTTGCGCTTGGCTTCGTCTTGCCAGCCCAGTGACTCTGCGATTTGCTTTGCTGCTTCGTTACCGAGTTCACTTTTGAGTTTTGCGTGTTTGGCTTTCAGGGATTCAAGCACTTTGCCGCGCTTCTCCATTTGGCCCTTCACTTTCAAATACTCGGCGGTGTCCTCGTTCGCCAGCAGCTCGTCAAGGTCAACGTTTTTCAAATCACCCAGCGCAAGGCTTTCAATTTCAGATTCCATCTCGGCCAGCATGTTTAGCCCATCGGCTAGTTGTGCCTGCTGTGCTTTAACGGCCTTCTGTGATTCAGATAGCGCTTGTGTTTTCTGGGTGTAGTCAGCGTCTTTCATGTGACCGGACTTCCACTTCTTGATGTCGGCTGCGCTTACTTCCTCGCCGTCTATGTCGTAATAGACGTCTTCGGGAAGGTCGCTTTCTTCACCTTCTGTGGCTGCTGACGTGTCCTCATCGCCTTCAATGACCGTTGAGGTATCTACGGCTTCTTCTGCTTCGGTTGCTCCGATGGAGTCCTCTACAATTTCTTCAATTTCGTCTGGCATTTGGAATCCTCTAGGGTTGTTCCGGGCATAAAAAAACCCGCACTAGGCGGGTCTGTTAGTTAATGAATTGGTTATGAAATCTTTTCCTTCAATCGCTGCAATAACGTTTTGTTGGCGTTCTCGCCATTCCGAATCATCTTTTCCATTCGGTTCACAATGCCGTTTAATGCTTGCAGCTTGCGCCAAAGCTCTTCGCGTTCCTCTGCTTCCTTGAATTTGGTCTGTTCAAACTGAGCGATGTACTCGGCTTTCATTAGGGTAATGACGTGCTTGTAAGCTGGATGATTCAACCACTGATCGGCACCCTGCCCTTGAGCAATGATTGTTTTTAGACGCGCTTCCTCATCCATTAAACGGTGCTCCCCGGTATGTCTTTATTGGAATCAACTTCTAACTTGGTTAGCTGGAATGCCATTTGCTGCTGGAACTCTCTCTGCTGCTGCTGGAATTCCTGTTGCCACTTCTGCATATCCATCATGAATTTCTTGGCATCCAATTCCTGCTTGGACTGAGCCTCCATCAGCTTAGCCTGAGCTTTCATTTCCTCGGCCTTGAGATACGGGTCTTGCATCATCTGTTGAGCCTGACTGAGCATTGCTTTCATCTGCTCGTTTTCGGCCATAAGCTGTTCTTCAGGCACTTCAGGATCGTTGTAGTAACGAGAGGTGTCTGGCTTGCCTAATGCCCTGGCCAAATCATCCAGCGTGTTGTAAATCTTCTTGGAATCAACAAGAGGCGAACCCGTTTGGAGCAGTCCGGTTTGTGTCTGCAGCATGGCCCCCAAGTTCTCGATAGCCTCGGCACTGTCACCGGCGCCGAGCCCAACCTGGGATTGGCAGTAGTGTTCATAACGCCACTTTCGCGGGTCGACCGTCATCTCTTTACCGAGCACCATGATCTCGCACTCAGTGTCCTGGTAGTGCTGAGCAGTCCAGATCACGCCTTCATAAAGCTGTCGGAATCCGGTCTCAGCGTAGACGCGAGCAACCAATTCAATCTTGGCTTGTGCGCTCTCCTCAATTCCTTCGAACCGGGTAGCAGTTTCTTTATAGAATTTGTCAGAGCTAAGCCCTTGGTTAGCAAGCTGGGCACCGAGGGAGTTTGATTTCTCGGTATCAAGATACTGAACAACTTGAAGCGCACTATCACCAATGTAGGGCACAACCAGCGGCATTAACGCTTCGTGCGGCGAGCCATCAACCCGAACATATCCATTGATCCGGTGCACCGCCAAATCATCAAGATCGACCTTACCGCCATCAATTGACCCGGCACTGTCATCCACTGCCATGCGGGGGCGGTTCACGGAATAAACGTTGTCCATGATCCCGCGCTTAATTGCAGTCTTCTCAAGCTGGTAACGTTGCGCCTGCTCGCCTCGTGACTTGCCAATAGCGGTGTGCGGCATGAGTATTTGTGAGTTGATAGCGTAGGGTGCGATACCGTATGGCTCGTTCTGCAGTATCTTCTCGCCGCACTTCATGATGAATCGGCGCTCTGGTATGCCGTCCTCATCGTAATCAACCAGCGGATACAGGTTTTGGATTACCACCTGTTCATTGGTCCAGTGATAACCGGACTTGTAATCCCAGCCGCCCTGATCTTCGAACCGGTCTTGCCGTACCTCCTCGCCCCGCTCTGTCTGCATGGGGGGAAGCTTGCGAATCATTTCCTTGTCGAAGCCCTCGGCAACCAGCTGACCTTTGGTCTTGGTGCACTCATCACCAATCATTGCCGCGGTATCTTTATCGTCAGCACCGCGCGAGATGATGAACGACTCGGGCGGGACATTAACCAGCGTGATCTTCTTGGTTTTCTTTACGACTCGGAAGCGGACGTTATATCGAGTCTCGCTTGGCTCTGAGACTTCACCTTCAAGCGTCTGCATCTGCGAGAGCTTTGCTTTGATCTCATCCTGTGATTCAATCTCAACCTTCTCGACATCATCACCAGCCTCCAAGTCCTGCATTAACAACGTTAGCTCATCTTCACTCAGCCCCTCATACATCACGTATTCAGGCTTCTCGATCTCGTCCGGATAGAATTTAATGATCGAACACTTAGAGAATCCAGGTTCTTTCAGAAAGTCGTGAATGATCTTGAACGAGTCGCGCTGGCTTCGGATGATGTAGTCCGCGTAATCAGTCTTCTGCTTAGCTTCCTCTACGTCATCTTTGCCGAATGGCTTGAACCCCAATATCTTGCTCGGGCCGAGAAACACGCGAGCCAGCGCAGGCATGTCGCTTTCGACCATATCGTAATGATCGGACGCAATCACCTGGCTATGCCCAGGCTCCTCGTTGCCGTACTTTTCCTGGTTGTATGAGTCAGTAAGCGACTTATTCTTGTTCTTGAAATCATCGTTAGCATACTTAATAGAATCGTTTAGCTGATTCTTTAAGATTGTAAGTAGCTCTAGCTCTGTCATCATTGCTTAAACGATTCCAATAGTTTTGTGTGTTTGCTTTTTTCGTACGCGCTTAACTTCAATGGGCCGCATCAGCATCATTACTGCGTCTCCCATATTTGGTGAGGGTATTTGAAGCCGTTTCATATCAGGCTTGCCCAACAGCTGTATCCGGCCCGATGCGTTGTACTTCCTCGGGACTTGGCACAGCTCTGTTCTAAGGGCTGTCAGTTCAGCCATCTTTGAGTTAAACGAAATAAGCTCGTCGGGGGAAGTCAGCTCACCGTACTCTACTGCTCTGAACGTCCGCTTCATCCTGTCTCGCAGCATCCAGTAATACTGGGCACGCTTATTTAAAAAGGTTTCTGCGTTTGTCTTTGCATTCTTGACTTCTGATTCAATGCGGTCGTATATCTTGTCAGGATCGTCTGCACCTTCAGATCCTCGAAAAGCATCAACAATGATCTTCTTCCCTTCGAATGCCGTGGCGATCTGGCGCTTCAGGCCCATACCTATGCCATCAGCATCCCATGTGAAGGTATCCGGCTTTCTCTCTAGTGCCCAAGTGGTTGCCCAATCAGTCGCGGTATCAATCAGGCCGTCTTTGTTGCTTTCAGCTTCAAGAATCACTACGCCATGCGATCTAGCCACCGCCTTCGCATCACCACTATCAGCCGGATCATAAGCAACACGCTCCTGGCCAAGCGGTTTGAACCCCAGCTTTATGTGGGCATCAACACAAGCGTCGAACCACTCCGGCTTGATGATTGCGTCAGCTACTGTGTCCAAATACTTGCCCAGCCATTTATGGTCATACTCCGCCCGCTCCATGCTTTGGAAATCGTCAAGCCGCTCTTGCTCTAGACCAGACAGCAAAAACCAATCTTCCGGCATGTCGGTATAGTTAAGCTCGACCACCATCATCAGGTCGTCTTCGTAATAACCGCACCGTTGCAGTTCGCTCTCAGCTCTCGCTAAAAACTTCTGCGACATTGGGTCGGTTCTGCTACCCCTGTTCATCGTTATGATGATTTCAGGCATCCTGACGCTTTCGCCTGCCATGGCCCGCTGGGTATCTTTTGCATTAAGGCGTACTGATGCGGTGAGCACTCGCAGCGTATTGGCTGACAAGTCCTCGCCTTCCTCAATCCACAAGCCGTCAACGCCAGAGAGCGTGGATTTCAATGATGTGATGTTTCTATTCAGCCCCCGATAAAAGTTCCGGCCACCGGAGTTATGCCTAATACTGGTTTTAGTGTCGTTAAACCCTGGCAGCCCCAACCGGTCAATCTCATCGAGTATGGTTCTGTGTACCGACTCTTCGATTGAGTTGAGCTGCTCCCTTGCGCAGCACCATAGCTGTCCGCGCATCATTTGTGCTGAGACGTAATCAGCTACACCTGTCGACTTTGTTGAGCCTCGGCCACCAACTACTATTTTTATTCGCTTTGGTTTTGTGAAGACTGGGTGAAGCTTGTCGACGTACTCAATATCAATTGCTGGCATTGCCGACCGGCTTGAACGTGATAGTGAATTCGGCCTCCACTTCTCCGCCACCTTCGCCAGTTATCTCTGCGCTCTTAAGGTCTGGCAGATATTTACTTAATACTTTTAACCTTTGCTCGTTAGCCACCTTTAACTGATTGAGTTCATTAGTAAAACTATCAGCAATAGGGTCTAGCTCTTCTATTTTCCTAATATTCTCAACGAGATGCTGTGCAGTGCACTTCTCCGAAAGCCACTGTCTTAGTGCCTCCTGTCTTATTGCCCGATTCTTCTGGGCTACTGTCTTTGCCATGCTTAGCACTCCTCGTAGGTTGGTGCTGTTTGTCGTATTTCGCCATGTTTCTGGATATATCCTCGGGATATCCCGTACTCACATGGTGATATGTGTCAGCCTGCGATTGTGAAATTGCAATCCGGTGTGCCT